CGAGGCCATATACGCCACTTGTCGAGCCACTCAGGTGTCATCATATCAGCCACCTACACTTGTTATGTAGTCTTTAAACTGTTGAGCCTCTTCATCTGTAAGACTACGTTCACCTAAGGCTTCAATTAAAGCCTCAATCTCAGGTGGTGTAGTTGTCCTAGCAGGAGCCTTAGTCTCTGCTTCTGCTTCTGCTTCAGCTGCTACAGTTTGGTCAGGTAATACAGCTTCACCAGCTACAACCTCAGGCTGTTTAACATCAACTGTAGGTACAGCACCTGCACTGACAGGAGATACCTCTGCTGTGCCACTGACTGGTGCATCTGGTAGTTCAGACATAGTGATCGGTGCTCCTCTACCACCACCTTGCATCTGTCTAACTCTTTGTATAGTTTCACCACGAGTTATTGTACCGTCACCATTCGTATCTAGTTTACGGTTAGGTTTGTAATATTTGGAACCCTTACGGTACATGACATAACTGTCATCTTTACCTACACCATCAGGCCAGTGGATAGCCATGTAAACATCACCTAAGTTTTTCATACGTCCTTTGTAAGGCTCTAGGTATCTCTTGACATACTCCATTTGTTCTACGTTATTCATCTTAGCAAGTTCTGCTGTAGATGTACCTAGACTTTTAGCTGTCTTCTCAATAAATTGAATTAGACCTGTAGCTGTACTACCGGGTTCGGGGTTCTTAATACTTGGGTTGAAAGTACCTACAGTCTCAAATGAGATAGCAGTAAGTAGGTCACTGTTAGAAATACCTAAGTCTTGAGATACCCTTTCAACTGCACCAAGGAAGGCTGTGTCGTTAGCAATACGTTCAAAGCCAGTAATAGACTCAAGTGGTATCTCAGATGTAACTGCACCTTCAGGTTCTTCTACACTAAGTGCATTGAGAGTGTTGTTAATGACACCGATAGCATCTCTACGTTCTACTGCACTCTCAAGATTGTACAGACCTGCTAATTGGACTACATTTGTCACATCATACATACGTCTGAAACCATCACGAACACCAGCTAGAAGGTCACCACCGTAATTCTTCTGTAGCAGACGATTAAACTCCTCAGCTTGTATATTTCCTACTTTGTTTTTGAGTTCTTCTGGATTAATACTGTAGTTACTGCCATCCCAGTTAGCAATAGAAGTAGCTTCTACAGCTGCAAGGTTACGTTGCTGACGAACCAACTCAGTGTTCAAGCCACTACGTACATAAGTACGGGCTACAGTAGCACCTTCAGGATCGACACCATCTAGTGTCTTGATGTTCTGTACAAACTGAGGATTACCTACCAATTCTTTTAGGAATGGGGCAGACAAGAAGTCATCATTACCCATAGACATGAGGACTGCACCGATACCTGCACTGTTCTCAACGAACTGCTGACGGCCTTCAGGACGTTGTAGTCCATTTATATCTGTCAGTCCAGTTAGCTGACCTGAAGCCTTTAGACCATCGTAGTACTGCTGTGGTGTTAGACCTTCTACTTTACTTTTAACAGAATCTGGTAGAGTTTCTAGTGTAATGTTACCACTAGGTGTTTCACCTAAGCCTGTCTGTTCTGCAATGTGACCAAACAGCTGAGGTTGAGTAATATCTAAGTTGATAGACTTACCTAATTTTTGGATAAAGGTGACAGAATCAACCCCCATAAGCTTAGATATAGAAGATGGGTCTTTAATTACTGAAGCAGCCACAAGGATAGACTCTGTAGAACCACCACCTTCAGCAAGAAGAGCACCAGCAAAGGCGTTAGTAATCTCTTCAAACAATACATCAGAGCTTGAAGCCTTAGTTAGAGTAGTAAGCATGTTATCAATGCTTGTAATCTTAGCTTGTGTAGATTTCCACTGGTCATCTGAGATATTAGGAGGACGGTCTACACCCTTTACTTTAAGTTGTGACCAAGAGGCTGTTAAGTTAGCTAAAGCCTGTGGACCTACAGTTCCACCCTGTTGTTGGTTAGCTACAAGAGCACCAAGGTTAGTATTCAGGAATGTATCTATAACAGTACCGTAAGCAGCCTCAGTTTGAACTGTCCACAGGTATCCAGCCTCTGCCTTAGATTTAGCAATCACATCAGCAGATGCCTGTAGTGTAGCTTTCTGACCGATAGCATACTCAATACGTTGTTCATCTGTAGAGTCCTGAGGCAACAAAGCAAACGAGGCAATGTAAGAGGATTGTACTTGTGGGTCTTGTAGGGCTTGTTCTCGCATGAAGTCTTCATTGTCACGACCATACCCAGCCCAAGCTCGGCCTGTAGTTGCTGTGTATACGTTCTTGTAGTCATTGTCGAAGTCAATACCCTGCATAGCAAAGTTAGTAGCCAGCTGACGTTCTGCAATCAGAGCAGCTTGCTCACCCTTTTCGTTTCGAAGGCCTTCTATACGTTCTAAACCTTTCTGAAAGACTGCAAGGTTAGGGTCAGGGTCAGTAGACTTTCTTGACCCCCTACGTTGTTCAGCTGCATAAGTATCAATGAAGTCACCACCTAAACCAGCTAAGGCTGCAAGCATGGAAGGTTGCTCAACGGGCCGTTCATATGTTACTTCACTTTGAAGTTTAGGGGCAAATAGATCAGCCATTATTCATTACCTTTCAGGATGGATCGTGTAGCTTGTAGGGCATACAGCTTATCTTGTTCGATCAAATTATTTTGTATCTTCGACCAGTTCTTTTCGAGAGAAGTACGAGCAGACTTACGAAGTTGTTGTGTTTGTGAGGAAGAGAAGCCAGAGAAGCTGATACGTTCATGTAGTTCAGTCATAAGCTGGATAGCTTTATCAACGTCACCCCGATCACCTTCCATCAAGGCAAAGATAAACTCAGCATCACGGTTTACTTCTTTACGGAACCTAGAAAACTTCTTGTTACTGGTGTAGATACTACCTAGTCTACCGTAGTTCTCTACTACCTCAAGAGATGTAAAACCAGCTAGGGCTACAAAACCATCACCAATGGTCATCTCACTCTCAAGTGCAATACCATTCTTACTTCGATACACACCGTTGTTGAAGATACCGTAAGCCTTGGCTACGTTGTCTATCCCAGATGGTTGACGGAGAACCTTGATTACATCCTCAGTAAGGCTTGCAGTCTGACCGTTAATTAGTGAGTTAGCAGCATCTGTAACAGCATTGTAGAGGTTACCTGCAATCTCACCAGATGGGCCAGCAAGAGCACCTATTGTAGCCTCTTGTGTGACCTTCTTGTATGTGTCTACGATAGCACCTACAGGAGCTAGACGTTGACCTAAACCAATCTCTACATCTCCACCTAACTCAGCAATTAATCCGTCTAGCATACCATACTTCAAAGTAATATACAAGTTACTATCTGGTGCAATACCTAGTTTTTCACCTATATAGTCAGCTGCACTAGCAGCACCAAACCCTGTCAAGCCATACATTGGAGCTAATGCAGTAAACAAACGAGCACGTTCAGCTTTAGTAAAGTTACGTCCAACAAGTACTGATTCCATTGAACGTAATGTGTAAGATAACCACTGTGTAGGAACCTTCATGAAACCAGACTGAACCTTACCACGAGACAGAGATGACATGTTAAAGGTTAGGTCTTGCTCACGACGAGTGATCCACTGACGAGCCTCATCAGACAGAGCAGACACGTTAGGGAACTTAGCTTTGAACTCAAAGAATGCAGTGTTGATACCAGTCAAACGAGATAGACGTTCACCTTGCTTAAAGGGGTACAAACCTAAGTCGAGACCTTTAGTACCTAGCTTGGTAATGTTGTAGCCTACACCACTTAGGGCAGAGTACGACATGTTCTCTCCCCTCCAACCTGAGATACCGAAACCAACTCCTGTACCATCTTCGATAGCATCACCGTCTACAATGGTACGTCCAGAGGTACGGATGTACTCGAATAGTTCCCCTGCATCCTTCTCAGAGATAGAAGCAGCCTTAGCTAGACGTTTAATAGCCTCCTGCTGTAGCTCAGGTGTGGTAGCTCGTAGAGCAACACGAACAGGGATCGTCATAGCTGCCCCTTTGAGACCGTGCTTAGGGCTGATAGCTATGATTGTAGTCGCATGGAAGGACTGCATGAAGAACTGAGATACGTTGGCAAAACCAAAGGCAGACTGGAAACCAATTTTAAGTAGACCGTTAGTAGGATCACCAAGGTTTAGTTGTTTACCTGTCTTATCAAAGACAAACTCAGCTATGCCTTGACCTATCATAGCCATTGAGGTGGAAGACTCATCCTGCATATTTAGCTTACGCATGGTAATGTCACGTAGTTCTTTCATACGACGAGAGAACTCATCTGTGCCTTTGACACGAGCTTCACGGAACAGTGTCTCGTAGTCGTTAGGTGACACACCATCAGGGAACCAAGTACGTCCCTGCTGTTGAACCTTTTTAACCCAGCCTACCATAGCATTACGAGCATAAGCCCTGTTGCTGTAGGTAAATATTGAGTTACCCATCTGACTCAAGACAGAGTTGATAGGGTCTTCGTTGTAGGCTCTACCACCACCAAAGTCCATCAGTACTCGGTCATTACGGCGTAAGTCATTAGTTACATATTCGTCAGCTTTCATGTCAGTAAAGATGTCTGAGTTGTCTACCTCCTTAGACAGGATGTCATCGTTACGACCTTTGATATCAAGAGTACCACGACTAAAGTCCCAACCTTCTTCATCAGCCAGTTTCAGGAAGTCATCATAGTTCTGGATACTAGGGTTCCAGTCATTGTTCTGTGCAATGATGTCATCAATAGCATCATCACCATCAATGATAGCACGTTGGATACGACCAAGTTGCTCCTTAGCTGTATTAGCTTGCTTCTGAGAGAACGTTCCCATCAAAGCCTTGAGGCGTTTATCACCTAGAATAACGAAGTAGTTGAGGTTAGGGTTAGCTCTTGAACCACCTACGTTGTAGCCCATCACATCTGTAGGCTCAATGATACGAACCTCAGCAGGTTTGACTATAAACTCCTGCCCATCTGGTGTAGGTTTATCTAGTCTCCAGATAGGTATCCCTTCTTCTACATCCTGTATCCTGATCTTACCGTTGAACTGACCGTCGATCAACCTAGCATCATCGGGTACGTCAGTACGGTTGACCCTTTTAGCTGGGGCATAAAAGTTGTCAGCTACCTTGACAGAGTTTTGGTAACCCTTCTCAATGTAACGGTTTAACATTGTTGTAGTCTTGAGTAGATAGTCAGCTTCTTCTATAGTAGCCAACGCAGTGTAAGCATCGTAAGCACGTTCACTAGGTGCTAGACCTCGTGGGTGCATCTGTTGGTACTTAACTGCAAATTCACTTTCAGTGTAACGAGTACGGAGAGCAGCATCTGCCCCATCACGAAGCTGTGTATATACAGACTGAAGGGTGAACCGTTCTTGGGCATTCAACTTTTGTAGTGCCTTGGTGTAAGGGTCCACAATATTCTTGACAGCAGCCCTTGCACCTTCAGCCATGTTAGAGATATTAGTTAGACGTTGAACATCACGAAGTGCAGCTGACCCCATGATCTCGTTGTTCATTACACGGCCTACAGTACTGCGAACTAGGCCAGCCTCAATACCCAAGTCAGGGTCAATAACATCCTGTAGTCCACTAAGGTTAACACGTTCAGATACTTCGATTACGTAGCCCTTAGACAAGTCATTGGCATCTACAGGAGCAATCTCAGCCTTCTGAACTATCTGACTAATTTCATCAGCTAGTTTTTGTACACCCTGAGGGATACCACCATCAATAGTAGGCTTGAAAGGTGTGCCATCAGATGCCTTACCAAACTTAATAGTGGTTACGTAATTACCGAGACCTTCATCCAGCACCTTCCAGTCAAAGACAGGGTTGCTAACATTCTTTGTGTATCTCTCAGCAATCTTCTTACCTGCTGCTTGTATAGCATCTGAATCAGCAAGAGGACCGAAAGCACCCTTACGTTGGAGGTCATCAATACCTTTGATTATTTCATTCTCAGAAAACTTCTCAGTGAACTTAGCAGCTGAAGGACGTACAGGCTGGGGTGCTAGGTCAAGGTTAGACGGAGCTACGTTACCAAGTACCTCAGGATCAGGGCTTGTACGTAGGATAGTTTCACTAGCCTCAGCAGCTGCCTCAGAACCACGAATAGCCCCTACCCGACCAATCGAAGTAGAGGCTTTCATAGCAGTCTTAACTGAAGCCTTGACACCTACAGTAGCTAACTGACCAATACCGATAAGATCAAGAGCAGCAAAGACTTGGTTGACACCTTTGTTAGGATCAAACCCAGCACCGAAAGTTTCTGTAGTCAGGTCTTGTAGAGCACCGAGAGTGTCCTCAGCAAACAGACCCTCTTTAGCTACATCATCTGCAAAGTTATTGAACCAGTCTCGGAACTCAACAGGAGATAGACGAACAGCAGCATTGAGAATGTCTCGGCTTTGTGTCTCAGTCTTAGAGGTTATAGCCTCGTATGTACCAACTGGAGATAATTCACGGAGAAAACGATCAACTGTGTTTAGTGTCTTTTGGAATGGTGTCTTACGGGAACCGATCTCGAACTGACGATCAGATATAATCTCTTGAGCAATCTGGTAGTTTGTAGACACACGAGCATCAGCAGATGAGTAGTCAAAGTTATTGACAGTTAGAGCCTGTTCAGAAATAAAGTCAGGTGTGCTCAAGAACTCATCAGTCTTAGCACCCATGTCAGCAGCTTCATTAGCTAACTCATCAGCTGTCTTATTTAATGTGTAGCCACGTATGAAGGCTTCGTAGTACTGGTTAGATGACGAGTCAGCTACCTTAGCCTTAGCATCCTCTGTACTAACTTCTTCCCCTATTACTGCTACAATATCCTCTGTGCGGTCTGAACGAGCTTCAGGTGAAGCCAATCCAAATTGCTGATCCAATGTTTTAATGTTGATGTTGTAACCTAAGGGAGAGTTATTAGTCATTTTTTAACTACGCCTTTAAGGAGTTGACCTTCAGTAGGAGGTGTATTACCACCGCCAAATGCTCCAAAACCACCTGCTGCACTAAAGGCTGACATACCAAGACTACCTATAGCACCGAATGTCTGAGCCTTCTGAGAGGCAATACTGATTTGATTAGATAGGCCTGACATCTGACCAGCAAAGCCTTGAGCACTACCAAGCTGTGATTGCAACGATGACAGTCCACCTCCAAGAGCAGAACCACCAACAACACCAGCACCTAAAGCACTAGCTTGAAGTTGAGCCTGTTTAAGCTGTGTCTCTCGTATAGCTTGACGTTGACTACGTCGTGTCTGTAACGCCTGTTGTTGTTGTTGAGCACGGGATGCTCTCTTCTGTTGATTGACAGAGGCTATTGTACCCACTACTCCTGCTGCTCCTGATATTGCTGATACTATCATAGCTACTTCAGTCATTTTTACTCTCCATACTGGTATATAACATAGCCTTCATTTGTTCCAATTTTCTTAAAACCTAACATTAAAACTAGTCTATTTGCTTTTTTGTCTGGAAGTATTCCTGTGTGTATACAAGAATACCCAACTGTTTTACAAAACTCTAGCCAATCCTCTAAAAGTTTTTTCATTTCTAGTAATACAGACTTATTTAATTTATCTACCTTAGGTAAGTGTACTATAATAAAGTCTTTGTTGTACTCTACTCTAATTTCAAAAGATGAACCTCTTATTCCGAAAAGATTTTTAGAATCGTTGATTTGCTGCACTAATTATTCCGAAACCTAGTAGTACGAAGTCTTTACCTTGTTCACTCTCGAACCTAAGGCGCATACTACGGCCTCGACCTCTCATCTTTAGTCGTGTGGTTACGACACTTTCAGGGTAGTCCCATGTAGATAAAGCTGATTCATTAACTACGGGAGTATATTTAAGTCGGTAGGCTTGTTGTGGTGAAGACGAAGTGTTGTTCCTAAAGTCCCAATACGAAGATACCAGCAACGAAGATTCCCTTACGGGATTATACCCTAATTCTTCACTACCTGCAAACCCTGTTTCAGTTGGACGTAAATAAACTTGTAAGTATGGTGCATTCTTCTTGAGTATCAAATCACCCATGAAGTCATACCCAGCTTCAGCATAGCTACTGTAGTTAGCATCACCCCAGTCTAGGAAGCCAGAGTTTTGGAAGAAGCCTATAGTCATCTTACCTGATGCTGCCTCGTAGATCATTAAGGCTACAGCACTATCAGCTTGAGCAAGTTGAGTAAGTTTGTTTACTACAACATCATCCCCGCCTGAGGTAACTACGTCATCACCGTTAGCTGTATACACATCAAAGTTTGTGTAGTCAGAACCAAAACCTGACAGGTACTCAGCACCAATGATGTAGTCAGTGTTAGAGGCACTGTCAGCAACCGTCCAAGGGTAGAATGATTGCAGTGAAATGTCTAATGTTAGTACTTGGTTCTTCTTGTTGTAGTCCCCTGATCCATTGCTAGGATAAAACCAGTGGACCCTCTTGTTAGTCTCATCGTAGGAAGCAATACATCTTTGCTTTGCATTACCATCAATCTTATCAAAGAATGTTTGTATGGTAGAAATAGTAAGGTTCTGTTCTTGGCCTCTACCACTGACCTGATCGAAGGAGATAGTGTGGATACCATGCTTGGACCACCACATAGGAATGTCACTTACAGTTACAAACGTAGAAGCATTATTAATCCCTACATCAGTAATACGAGAGATAGAGTACTCAGTAGCTCTGAAGACACCATCAACACCGTTAATCTGCCACACACCGTTCTCAGCAAAGACCATCAGGTTAGCACCAAGTGCATGTAGTTTCTGGATGTTGTGAGCTTCAGGTATTAGAATCACACCACCATCCGTATCTAGTAGATCACTAGAGTAGTCTGCTGTAGGATCATTCTGTTGGTGACACCGACCAGCTTCAGAAATACTATCCAGTTGTTTACTAAATAGTATTCTACCACTGTTTTTATTAGATGTCAATCCAGCATAGAAGATACGTCCTGCGAAGGCTGCTATGGTTTGAAACCTAGTAGACTCAGCCTCGGTAGGCAGACCATCTCTTACTTTGTTAAAGAAGTCTAAAACAAAATGTCCGTTACCTGTAAGGGACGTACCACTGTAAACCTTCTCCCACTCAGCTACACTGAAGTTACCACTGGCATTTTTACCTGAATACCAAGGGTGGGTAAGTGGTGGGTAAGCATTATCTGGGTTCCCATCACCATCTTCATCAACGGCTAAGTAGGCAGCAAGAGCAGCCTCTCCCTTTTCTCCTGACCACCCTGCGTTAGCTGTATCATACTCACGACCAGCACTAGGTGTTGCTGTACTCACAGTGTAGTTATCAACTGTACCTTGCCAATCAAAGTCTCTGACACGAGGGGTAATCTGTTCTGTTGATATAGTGTCTGCGTCTGGGTCATACTCAATGTAGAAAGGGTTGATAGCTGAAGAAGCTACCACAAGGTCACCACTAAGAGAGGCTAGTTGTACTTTAGCTGTACCTGCCCCAGTACTACCTGCATGTTCAAAGGTAGTTAGGTCTACAGAGAAAGACTTCTGGTTACCTGAGTAAGGTTCTGACGATAGGTTGTAAAAGTATAGTGTACTATTATTTTGTACAACCATAAACTCAAGACCTGCCTGACCTCCTACATTTGTCCAACGTCCTGTAGTAAATTCAAAGTCTGAGGAAGTAACAGCAAAGGTAGACAACACATTGTTTTCTTCTACCTCTACAGCTAGTCTACGTCTACGAGAACCATCCCTGTCAAGAAGACAGTTGAGTTCGTCAATAGATGCATCCTCAGGAAATGTTAGTTCACCAGCCTCAGTTATCAAGCCCTTGATGAACGTGTTCACTACCTTTTGACTTATTCTTTGCGGCATCTTTTCTCTTCCGTTCTTCTCTGGCTTCTGTGAAGTAGTTTCGACGGGCTGTCTTGGACATATTCTTTTTCTTTAGATAGTTCTCTATAGCTCTCTTAGCTGCTGGTATCCCTGAGTACTTACCTTTGAACTCTTCTGGTAGGAGACCTTTCTCAAACTTAATCTCAAAGAAAATAAAACCATCGTTGGCCTTTTCAATTATGATGTCTGTAGCAAGTTTGTCTGTCTTACAAACACACCGTTGGTTAACAGTGTCTTCTATAAACTCGACCATTAGTTTCTCCCGTAGTAAGGCCGTACATTAGCCCTCTTTGTTTTGTACATATCGTTCTGTACGAATGACTTTAACCTACGAGCAGACTGTTCGATCTTAGGGTCTGACCCAGACTTAAACAAAGAGAAGCAAGTTGATTTAGCTTCAGCCAGTAGATATGGAAGCATAGTGTCATCCAAGTCAGGCTGGAAGTCATCGTCAATAGTAAAGGTTGGGTAGACATAACCAAAGGCTCTGGTCTTGCTATTCTGTAATACAGAGTCAACAGAAGCCTTATAGGAATCCATAACGATGTGGTCATCATCAAAGCTAGTGTAATATGATGGGTGACGATCATTGCCGATAAACAACTGTGTACCACCTAAAACATCAGTGACAGTTATTGTTGTAGAGGAATCTTGGTTCATACGATCAATGAAGTTCATAGGCTCTACAAACATTATCTCTTGGTAGGTTGTACCTGAGTCAGCTATATTGTAGTCTACTCGACTAAGTTGACGAGTGTTAGATGGGTATGTGAAGTGAGTAGGTTTAGTATTATCTGACAATGAAGTAAGTTTAATAAGTTGTCTGTGCTCAGGTATGTCCCTTGCTGCAACAATATTAAAGAATGTATCTTGGATAACAGATGCAACTTGTTCAGCTTCAACTGTATCACTGATTGAGTTCACAGCCTCTGAGTCCATGTCACTCAGAATAGACTGAACCATTTGAAGAAGTGTGTTTCTCATTATGTTCGATCCAATACTACTACAAAACGAAGGGTCGCCGAGTTGGTGGAAGCACCGTCTGAGGCTATAGTAATAAAGCTATTTGCTGTCACCGTGTTATTAGATGAAGGAGACAGAGTATCTACATCACCTGCTGCTGATCCTGAATTGGCTACAGTTATTGTTCCCATAGATGCAGCAGCTGAATTTTTTACTGTTAGTGTAGCATCAGCACTGCTTATAGTAGCTTCAAGAACTGTAACTACTTTACTTATAGTACCAGCAAAAGGGATAGGTACATAAACTGTACTGGAAGCAGAAATATTGTCGATGTAACCTGTTAAGGTTTCTCCTACAAGAGTTTCTTTAGCAGTCCAAGCCCCTGACCCTGACCCATTAGCAACATACACAGCCCCTGAGGATGCTGCTGCTACGCCCTTAGGTTCATGCAAGTAAGGGTCTGTTAGTGTACTATGGTTTACGTTTGCCATTGCAATCTCCTAAGATGGAAGGAAGGGGGACCGTAGCCCCCCAACCAATTAGTTTATACTTCGATATACTCAATGACGAGTTTACCTGCACCAGCTGTAAATGCTGCTGTTCCGTACAACAAGCCAACATAGGCATCTGCTGCACCAACAGTGGCTTGAGTCGAAACCAAAGCACCATTACAGTCAACAGCAGTATTAACTGCTAAAGCTGTCTTGGCGATTGTGGCATCGATGCCGTCTGCATCAATAGCTGCGTTGGCAAGTGTAAACAAACCAATGCCCAAAGTACCCGAACCACCTGAAGTCCATGCAGTAGTAACAACCAAAGTTGCTTTCGTGATGTATGAACCAGCTGGAATAAATGCATCGTTTGGTGTCGGTGCTACTTGAGCAGTACCAATCAAAGTTGCATCTGGGATGTCAATGACGAGGCTCTTAGTTCCAATAAGAGCACCACCATTATCTTTTACAGCCCCTTGATCCCCATCAGTGAGGACGAAAAGGCCATCTGCGTTAGTGTAAGACATCTAGTCTCTCCTTATACTGTAGGTGTCGTGATAACACGAACCATGTTTTCAGGACGGTACAACTTAACACCATAACGAGAAGTGGTTACGAACTCGTGACGTTGGAAGTCTTTGTTATACTCATAGTCCACCTCAGGCATCTGACGCCATGCACCCACGAATGGATTCACAGTAGCATTAGCTGAGAAGAACAAGTTAACTTTACCATTAGTTGTGCTAAAGTCGTTTGTAGTTGAGTTGTCCCGTTCTTTCAGAGCACTGTCTGAAGCATCAGCCAAGTAGTTAGATGTATACACATCAAAACCATAGACGTTAGCTACAAAACGCATACCAGTTGCAATACCTGAACTTACAATACCCTCAAACTTAGGGTTGTTAGTAACAGCTGACAGCTGAGACAAGGTATTAATTGTAAACTCAACTGATGGGTCTACGATAGCAACCATTGCTTGATCAGGTACATTTGCCATCTTCAGCTTCATACGAGCATAAGCAAAGTCTTCGACTTCGATTTTACCTGCATTGCCGCCTGAGAAACGGTGGATTCCTCCATCAACCAAAGACTGATCGTTAGCAGATAGACCTGCTTCAGGTGCAGCCAGAGTGGTTGTTTCGAAGTGAGCCATGATAGCACGATCTTGTTCAGGAACAAAACGGCTCATTAGTTCACTTGCGTAGTAGGTATCCTGCTCAGCCTTCTTAGTCATGTAAGTAGCTGAGGACAGATACTTATCAACTGTGAAGGTGAACTCACCTGTGTCAAGTGGACGATATTCAACTGACGCATCTTCTACGTAGTTGTCTACCTGTGCTTGACCGATTGATGGAATGTGGAAAGTGTTCCCATCTGGGAAACCTTCAAGCATACGGACGTACCGTTGTGCCATCATTTCATCACGTAAAATCTCCTTGAGTTCCGTAGACCAAACCTCGGTACGGGTAAGGAGAGCAGAATTGGCTGTATTCATACCAGACATTTTCTATTCCTTTTAGTTACATTCCAAACTTACTGCCCAAACGACTTTTATCTTCCATGAGTTGCCGTTGTATTTTGGGTGTATAGTAGAGGTTACGATTTTCCCGACGAAGGTTTTGGTAATAGGACCAATCACGTTCTGTCGAGGCTTGCATGTTGACACCATCTGTGCGAACTGAACCTTGAACCATAGGTTTAAAGTCCTTCTTTTGTTCACCGAGGAGACTAAAGAAAGCCGTGGGTGATTCAGCAGCAATCTCCTGCATACGTTGGAGACTAATACCTAATTCCTTTGACTTCCCTTGGAGAATAGCATTAGCTTCAGTGCCGTAACTTTTCTCCATCTCTCCGTTAACTAGATCAAGATTTTGTTTTACAACAGACTCTTTATCTCGTTCAGAAAGTGTACGTTCAACAAGGCTCTTCAGGTCTTCCTCACTCAGGTTAGGGTTGGTGTTCCCGTCTGAAGTGCCACCAGTATTATTATTGGGCATTGCAGTATTCGCAGTGGTGGGTTCTGCGGCCTTATTCTGCAACTGGTCCAGAAGGTTCTTGGCATAGTCCTGTTTACTCAAGTCTTCCCTCATCTCTGAGAGTTGTGACTCAAGTTGTTGTATGTAGGTATCAGCTTCTAGTTTCCCTTTAGCCAGTACCTCAGGATTGTTCCAATTATCTCCCTTGGCCTCGACGAGCTTGGCTACAAAAGAATCCTGTGGTGGGGTACTCTCAGTAGTTTGTTGCTCTGGCTGAGTAGTCTGTGTGGTTTCAGCACCCTCAGTAAACACATCCATGTTTTATTCCTTGTTTAAAGTTATGAGTTTCAGCATATCATCTAGTACTTGGTTGTACTCGTTGACTGCTATCTGACGGAGTTCCCAACCGGGAACCTCGTAATCACGAACAGCTTCTTTCTTTTTGAAGTTATGTTCGAGAATCTCTTTGAGAGAATCGAAGGCGTTTCGGTATCCTAGTACTTCACCCTTACGTTTCTCTTTGTCATCTCCGTTAAGACCCTTTAACCAAATAGTTTGCATTACTACTATTTCTTTTTAGGACGAAGTTTAGGTCTCATAGACGTTTTTGGTGCATTCTTAGAGGGTCTTGCTTTGGGCTTTAATGATGTTTTTGGAGCACTTACGGTAGGCTTTGATCTTTCTTCTTTTAGTTTTGTATTCAACTTAGAACCAGCAACTGTTCCTACCCCACCTGCTGCAACTGTACCTGCTCCAACACCTTTTCTAAGGGTAGAACGAGAGTTACGATTTTTTGCTTGAACAGGTTTTATTTTCTTCTGCCCTGCATTAGGCTTTGTAACCATATCCTTCGCATGTTTTTTGCCTTCAGCAATAGCATTCTTTGTATACTTTTTTGCTGCGGCTCTTAGACCCTTTTTTGCAATAAACTTTGCAACCGCAGCTGCTCCTGCTGCTATTAATGGTGCTGGCATTTTAAGTCTCCATATCTTGTAATACTATTTCTTTTTCTTCTTCTTAGCAAAGTCTCTAGGGGAAGCAGCCATCTCAGCCCGTGGGCTTTTATCTACAGGACGAGCCTTAGGTCTAGGAGACTTTTTGGGTGCTGCTGTTTTCTTCTTCTTCATCTTCATTTTAGTATCTTCCTTATTTCTTTCTAGTCAAAGGTCCAGCCTTTTTAGGATTCTTTTTACTTGTTACGTATCTGTTTCCACGTAGAAATAATGATTTATCTTCAGTGCCAAAGTATCTATCTAATTTTCTGCCAACATTCCTATTTGCTTTTACAATAGCCAAAGTTGGTACTCCTACTCCGTAGACAACACCCTTTAACACTTTTTGACCAAAAGAAGAATTAGCCTTAGGTTTTGCAGTTTTTTTAGTTGCTGGTTTTTTCTTTGTAGATGCCATTTTAAATTCCCATCTCTTGTGCAACCATAAGCTGCTCTTGGTTGATAGCTTCAGCTTCTTGCATCTGCTGTTGTGTCTCTAGTTGTTCACTGACTGCAATGTTCTCACTAAAGATTTCTGGCTCACCTAGTTCATCAGCTAAGATACGAGCAAACTCTTTACCTGACATGTGGGCAGCTACAGAAGGATCAGACAGTTTGATCTGGTACAGCTGTGTTAGGTTCTGAATACGACGAGCACGTTCAGCAAAGTGACGAGCACCTACAGGGACGATCTTACCGTCTGCTGTGATGTCATCCTTCGTAATCGTCTGGAAAAGAACAGCACCTGTAGCATCATCCATAACTCGGATTGTGTCTGACATGTTCATGTATCTACGGCTAACCTCAAGCATTGCATTCAAGATAGGCTCAAGGAATACACGTTCGAAGTGGGCAGTCTTGTGTTCGAAGATACGAGAGGCTGAGTTCTGTAGGGACTGTACCTCAAAGGCTGTCTTCTCGCCGGGAGTACGTATACCCATAGCTTGACGAGGAGCACCAGCCATCTCTTCCATCTTGTCTTCTAGTACCCTGATCTGTAGGTCTGCCTGTAATGCAGTTGCATCAGGAGCCATGTAGCCTACATCACCTTCTTCACCCATGTAAATACGAGAGCCGGGTTCGAAGTCGAAGTCCTCTACGTCACCACGTATCTTGAGGATTGGGTAAGCAATCTGGTCAAAGACATCAGCCTTCAAGTTCTCTAGGTGGTCAATGCGGTACTGCATACCGACCAAGTTATCTAGTGGACCCATTGCATAGAGGTTGTCAGGGCGAGGTCTCCAGCCAGCATGGAAGATAGGAGCACTACCTAACCAGCTAGGGTTCTCTTCGTTAGCTAGAACGTAGGCACGGTCAGCTATAGTAATGATACGGTTCTTGTACAACACACCATTCTCAGTGTCGTAGTAGTCTCCGTAGAACGTCAGAATCTCTACATAGTCTGACTCGTAGTATTGTTGGATAGATGTAAAGCCATCAGCAATGTATCCATCAGCTTTATTGTATGTAGCATCAGAACCTGTTACAGCAGCCCTAGCTCCCATCATCTTATCAAAGACAGCTTCCATATACTTCTTGGATGGGTCACTGTCGATCATACCCCTGATCTCACCAAGTGTCTTGATTGACTTGATAATCTTAGGTGAAGAAGCAAAGTCAGGTGCAGCAGGGTTAAAGCAAATGTCGTATGGTGAAATACGAACCATCTTTGGACCTACGTAGTTTACAACTAGATCACCAGCTTCTTTTACTTGGTAGTTGTCTTCCCAGTCTACAGTAGCAAAGCAGTTACCGTACTGGATATAATCATACAGAATATCTGAGGCAATATTAGTAAAGTCAGACTGACGTATCTTGTTGTCCATGTAGGATTGGATTACATCACGTTTAGCTTTGACGTTACTCTCACGAGAAGATGCCTCGAACCTCATCCACTTCTGCTGTGGGAACAGAGTAGCAAAGTAGTTGGCATGAAGGTTATCCATGATCTGTGTTAGCTTAGGGGTGGTGGTACTGTTAGACCAAGGCAACATAGCATTCTTTGTTGTCTTAGTGTCAGTAGCATACAGATAGTTCCGTAACTCTTTCCACTCTTCTATCTTCTGCTCACGAAGGTTAGACCACTCACGCCAACGGTTAGATACTTCCACAGCCATAGAGTCTGGACCTAGCAAGTACTCTAGTTCTATTGTCTCACCTGCCATTAAGAGGCTCCTCTAAATCTATTATTAGCCCAGACGATATTATTACTTTTATCTCTACGGATACTTCTAAAAGGCTTGACAGCTATATCTACTGCTGAAGCAAGGGCATCCTTAATATCGTCGTGTGGTGGGTTTCTTGATTGTAGTTCTTCTTCTAATGTCTGTGTATTACCACCACGATAGTGCCAAATCTGCATGTTATCGTAACGAGGCTCAAGGGTAGCAGCTATACGTTCTTCTTTGTTACCCTGATGTTTGTTAGGTCTAAACTCATCAATGCTGATAGCTAACCCGTGTTGCTTAACAAGTTCTTTTAGCTGCTTAACGATTGCCTGTTGAGCTACTGTAACCTCTGCCCTCATCTTACGGAAAGACCACTTAGTGGATAGCTGTAGAATGTGTTCGAAGTATTCTGTGATACGGTCTGTACGGAAACGATCAATGTCTAGTACAAATATGTTATTGTCTGAGTCAACACCTACAACTACAATAGCTGTGTAGTCAGCCTTCTTAGATAAACTAAATGCAAAGTCAACAGCAGCAAATACATTTAACTTAGCATCTTTGTAGAACCAGAACCCATTATCTTGTTTAAGATGTTTACGTTCGTAGTACTGAAATCTATTACTCTCAATTGGTACGTTGTCAGGATCAGTAGGATCGTTGTAGTACTGTGCTCGGAACTGAGACTTATCTAGGTACTGTCCTCGTTTCTTAGCTAGAATCTGACGATTGAAACCAAAGTACTTACCGTCTTTACGTTGTTGTTGAGGCCACAAGAACTCTCCTACACCATCCCCTCGGTCCTCTACAGCCCTCTCCATGACCTCGTAGATTTGTTCTTCAGCTATCTTATTACCGTCTTCATCGTACTGATCTTCAGTCATCTGCATCAGATCGTTGTACAAATCAGATGGATGGTAACGAGTACCTACAATCCATTCCTTTGCATTAGCCCCTTCGATAGAGGACAACAAGGAATACTGGCTTTTAACTTTGTTACGTCCCTCACCTGTGTAGGCATTCTCGTAGACAACAACGTCATCTAAAACTGCAATGTCACAGTGCATCCCTGTGAGAGAAGTAGTAAGACCACCAGTAAAGATAGAAGGGTCACGAACATTTTCTTTCTTACGTAGAGGGTGATCCAACATAATCTCTGATGTTGTCCACCTTACTCGTTTACCTTCATCCCTGTTAACATGCTCAGGCCAGTAACGGCTATAAGTATCTGAGGTCAGGATACCCTTGATAAACCCTAGTTGTTTCTCAGCTAAGTTTGCTGTGGCTGAGATGTAGAGGATACGAAGGGTAGGGTCTTTAGTTAGTTCCCAAGCAACCCTAAAAGCAACCAACCTAGACTTACCGTGGTCACGGGGGAAGAGTAGTAATTGGTGAGACTTAGAACCCCCCCTAGTCCACCAACTACAAACATCCTCGTGACACTGACCTAACACTTGCTCTGGTGAGACAAGTTTAATAAACGTAGTCAGATCATTCTCAGCTGCAAGCCTAATTTGATCTAGGGTTACACTCATCTAGGACTGATACCCCAATTCTTAACAGCTGATCTTATTCTGCTTTTAAGTTTAGATTGTTTCGGAGAAGCATTTAGGTTGTCTTTTAAAAACTTAGGTACACTGAAACCCGGGCATGCTTTAGCAGATACTTCATTGTGTCCACGTATTTTAGCACCTGAGTGATCGTTTGTCAAGCTGTCTAGCAGTTTACACAATGCTTTTCTTTGTTTACCTGTAAAGTTCTCATCAAACCCATCAGAAGCATCAGAACCAAAACCACCTACAAGACAAATACCTACAGAGTTTCTGTTGTGGTCCTTAGCATGAGCACCTGCAATATTTACAGGTCTACCTGCACAGACATCCCCACTACGGTCAATTACAAAGTGATAGCCAATATCTGACCATCCTCTTTCTTCCGTATGCCACCTACGTATCTCAGCAGTCTTTTGGTCACAGGTAGAACTCTCCATCCAGTTAGCTTTGGTTGCACTACAGTGTATGAAGATTTCGTTAATTGATCTCATGACTACACCTACTATTGTACAAAGACATCTTTAGAACTAAAGTCACGGTTGTCTGAGATACGGATGACAACATTACCTGAAGCATACCCAGATACAGTTGCTCGGTAGTAGACCTCTTCCGCATCAAACCCTACACCCTCGTAGTTAGATGTGAAGGTATCTGTATCGAACCAGTTGGTGTTATCCCAGCTACGTTGTACAGTAACTGTGGCTGACCATGTACCTGAGATGGAAAGGTTGAAGTGACCAACTACCTGCATAGAGGCAGTGCTTGTGTTAGAGCTTAGTGTTTCTGTTACAGCAACCATGATTACTCTCCCTCTGCTTGAGCAGCCAGATGTGCAGCATAAGCAGCCTTTACTGCATCCGTAAATACTGGAGTACAGATAGCAGATACGTCAGCATCCTCTGCTGAGAGATCAGCATCAGGCATTAGCACATGACGGTGAAATGTGCGGCTGATCTCTACGCCATCACGCCTGATGATGTTTGCTGTACGAACTTGTACGACTGAAAATGTGCCGTTGTTTACGACTTCGATTTTGTCGTTTACTGCTTGTTCTGTTAGTGCCATCGTTTTTCTCCTTTGATGGTTGGACTGTCCGACCCAAAGCTACGCAGTGGGTTATTATGCTGCTACATAAACAACTGTTATCATTACTAGGTTGTTAATGCTTACATCACTATCATTTCCCAAAACTTGATTTCCATTGTTTCTGTAAAATGCAATCTTTGTATCAGATGCAGGAATGTGAATGGTCACATTGCTCCCTGTGGAAAAGCTATTGCTATAGGTAAAAAAACCCCCGCCATGTGCTAGAGAATTTGCTGATGAAGTAAAAGGCAAACCAGATAATGTAATTAGTGCAGCACTACCAACAGCACCATCGACGTCCA